GAGCTAATTGTTTATTACTTGGATAAACAAGCTTTCCGGTGGATTGGTTCGTAAGGTATGGGTTTCGTTTTGCTTTTTCAGCGTCGAACTTGTCACAACAATTCAAATTCATGTTTATGTATATTTTTATATTTATACACTTCTAATTCAATTTTTGCGAACATTTATCATACTACATTATCTCATCTCCATCTTCATCTTCATCTTCGGTGAATATATCATCTTCATCTTCGCTTATCTCATCATCTTCATCGACACCTTCATCTTCTCTTGACATAATATTTGCTGGTAACCCACCAATTGGATCAAGAATATATGTAAAAGTTAAAAAAACTTCATTAATCCCAGTAAATACGTTCCATTTGATTAAATCAATATCATACAACTCAAAATCGGCATGTATAAATTCGGCGCACGACGTTTCAAGCTCTGTTCCAACAAAATCTGTTATTTTTAGTGTTTTACTTGCAGTGACAAATTTTTGAAGCATCTTATGCCTTTCGAGAGGAAATACATGAGGATATTGGTGATATCCCTCCATCTGCGCGAAAGCGTCTGTGATATACTTTATCAAGTTGTCGAGACATCTGGTAGCTGATTCATTTGCTTGCATATTTTTCAACAGATATAAAATTCGTTGAAATTGTGGTTTCAAATGTACAACCCAAATCCCCTCAGAAGATATGACAAAATGCGCCAATATATCAGTATTGTTCAAATACCCTGATGTAATTGCTGTTATATCAGAACCAGATGGCCACAACAAAAAAGATTGCTTATATCCGATGTCAGGATGAGAATGAAATGACAACGGGGATACTAACTCACTTGGTATTGCTACTGAATATGTACCTCTACCATCTAAATCAACACCTTCTCCTTCAACAATGTCAGATTTTTTACATTCAAGGACAGCTACTTTACCGATGGGTGTTTCAATATATTTACGAATTCCAATTTTTCCACCAATCTCGAAAGGTTTATTTAAATAAGATGCCATTTGGTCAGCCAGGCTTTTTGGGAAAAGTGTTGTTAATTTCAACAGAAAACGAGTGGAATGTGCAATCTCCATGATTTTTTGAACTGTTGTAGCATGATCTATATTAACAGGTATTTGTCTCATTAAGATATTATTTCCAGAAGGGTTTTCACTTGCTTCGTTAAATCCTAATTCTGTATAAACTTTAAAATCGTCGATTGTATTAATATCGTCATTCATATCAATTTCTAAAACAACTGGAATTGTGACAAATTCTAATATAGCCGTAAGAACAGTCCTTTTTGCGATTTGATTGCCATATATCGGCGAAACTCTAACATGAGTGACATTATAAGTGACATTTCCAACTCCTGCTGGAACTACGTCGTTAAATATATCTTTTGTAATATGATTTTCGTCATAAGAAAAAAACAAAACGCTTTTAACTGGTTTTATCATCGTTGAAACATGTGCTGCGACTTTAGGATATAGTCTTAATGCTTTGGAAGATATAATGACTGTATTTGCACACGAGAAAAAGTATATTTCTTTCATTATTGTTTTTATTTCCTTAGAGATTTTTGTTCTTTAGAATTGATAAAATCATTAGAAAACTTTTTCATTTTTAGAAAATTCCTTTGTGTATTAAAATAACTTAAAATGACTTATGTTGGACCATATTCACAAGCGACGTTAATGTTTGAACCCAGCGAGAAACCAGCTATAGAGGTTGCAACACCTGGAACACTATTGGACTACATTTCAAGAACTGCTCCTCACTTTCTTACAGTTGTTAGGAAAGCAAATATGCTAAATTTTTACAACGACTCAGGTATGAACAACTACACTCTTTTTGTACCATTACGCCCGAACAATTCCGACCAATATGCGATGTTCGATGCTAATGCGGCCAGACGAATCTGCATGAATTCAACAGTTCCTGGAATTGTAACATCCGATATGCTCACGTCATCCCCACATCTCATTCTTTATACATTGCTGAACGACGGCGGGTGTAGTAATGAATTAAACGTGTCATCTGATAGACGCGGAATATTGCTCAATAACAAGCAAAACATTTTATATGGTGACATCAAGTGTTCAAATGGGTTGATTCACGTCATTGATAAAATACTGTGGTGATCCATTAGCAAGAATAAATTTTGTGACACACGCGTGTCTCAAAATTACGTTATTTACAATGGAGTGACATCAGATGAGAGTAGTTTCATAAAATTATCTCTGATTTTTCGTTCTTCTACAAGCTGCTTTTCAAGACTCTCCATTTTCCCGGCCTTATCACTGATATTCCGTTCAAGTTGTGATATTTTCATGTCTTTATCAATAATCTTTCGTTCAAGCCAAAAATTTTTTTCTTCAGTATCCGTGACTTTTTTACGAAGAAATTCAAGCTGATAATAATCAAATTCTTTATTATTATCCACAACAATTTCTTCTCTGTCGTCAGACTCGAGAAGCATTTTTGCTCTTAAATTAACGACATCGTCGGTTTTGATGTCGTCGGCGTCGGTGAAACGCTGAGATGATGCATCACCTAACCCAGTGCCTCCTTTTGAGCACAACTTTCTATGTGTTTCATGAATGATATCAACATCTAAGCTTTCTACATCAATCTTAACATTGATTGTTCCAATCGTATCTGAAGACGCATCCAATTTACTCTTCAAGCCTTCGATACTATCAACGGCATAAAACGTCAATTTTTTATCAGTGCTGACCGGTCTTTCAATTGTGATGGAACTGTTTTTTTCGATTCTAAATGCTCCAATTTTTTTCCCATCTACATGAATAGTTGCATTTGCTCTTCTCTTTGAATCCGAATTAATAATTTTTATTTTATATGCAGATCTGTGTGCAAGATAAAACGTGTCGTTGACACACTTAAACATTTTATTGTTGTTATCAACCAATAACAATTCAAAGTTTCCGTTTTGAATACCCATTTTAAATTTGTATAAATGTCTTTAACTTGAAAAATCAAATATTTTCTTTGTAACCTTCTAGTTATGAGACCATTTTAATTTACAATTCGTACATTCGGCTAGTGTTGTCATTGGCTCATCGCCGGATCGAAGTTGCATCGAACACGAGTAAATTCTATCGCTGTTGCATCTTGGACAAGTAATAACCCCTTCCGCGACATCATGAGGATTTAGAATATACTCATCACTTTCTCGTTGTTTAGACCTAAATTTTTTATAGGTTTCATGATTCCATCCAATATATCCCTGTTCGATAATATCTTTAATATAAATGTCTCGAACTTTTTTATATATCACGTAGAGATTTTCGGATGTCTTGTTCTCAGCAATGAAATTCTCATAAATGTCGGAATATACCTGGCTTTTGACCCATTCAACCTCGTTCTCTTTGCTCAAACTAGAAATACGATCGTTTAATTCATGATCATCTTGTAAATATTTCATCATTTTTATTTTTTAGCCGTCAATGTAAAATAAAAATCAATTTTAATAAAGCAAATAAGACATATTCTTGTGTCAAATATGACCCAGTGGGTCATATTTGGGATAAAGGAGGGAGAGTGAATAGGAGGGTAAATTATTTTCTTTTCAATAATTTGTTCAAATATGAAGGTTTTTGTTGTAATAGCAAGTCGTTGATACGCGTAGGAGTCGTTATAATTCGTGAATTAACAAATGCTGGATGCACAATGTCACGTAAAACTTCATTTTCGATTATTGTGGAATCTGAGTCGGTTTTTTCCACATAGAGTTTCATATACTTTGCATGTAGGTCTATACATAATTCATAAATCTCATTTTCAATATCCGTCCCAGGTGTTTCAAATCTATACAATTCTGTAAATGTGTCAAAATCTTCTTGTTTGATCTTATTGTCGCAGCTATAACGTCTTAATTGCAAATATCGAAGACGAAGATTTGGATTGTTATCTCGTAAATCAAAGAGCTTCTTATAAGAATCATGTAAAATTTTATACACTTTGTTTGGACTTAATATCAAAAATCCTTGATGATGTCTAATATTCAATTGACTCATCCCGGTTTTCAACTCATCAAATGTAGTAAAAGTTCTCTGTCTTGGACGCTCCACTGTATTACCATCAATCACAACATCTTCATCAATTGGGTTGTCATTTTTGTCAAATGTTCCAACATGATAAATTGTTGGTCGAGGTTCGGATTGACAAACAATACGTTCTTCTTGGGTTGGTTTCAAGATAAACAAATATTTATTGTCACGTGAGAGATTCCTGTCAAAAACATCTGATAGAAATTTTGTATTCCTATCGTTTAGGGTTTTCATTTTTTCGCGATATGGAATGTCGATATCAACGATTTCTTCGTCTTCGTCGTCATCGGAAACAATTTCACGGATTGCTTTTGTGAAAGTTTGTCCGAATGTTTCATGCTTAGACGCCCATTTACTGGTTGACGCATCAAGCCTTCTATTGGTTGATGTATACCATTTCCCATTAATGTTGAAAACTCGGATCAATGTCCCTTCATGCGACTCATAAATGGTTTGATCGGGTTCAATAACGAAAGAGTTCCGGTCAGCCTCGGACATGGTCATTTCGATGGGTGTTTGTACGCCTTTAAAAAAGCATTGATCCTGATGATAAACGACGCCTTTCATGTCGACGCCATTCACAGGTTTTGAATACTCGAGAACGACAGAATTGTCGATATCGAGATCTTGAGTTTTTTGATTCGTGTGATTCATTTTGAAATAATTTATTTTACTTAATTCAACAACTTGTAATTTCAATTTTCCTTCATGTTTCCTTTATGTTTGCATCACCACGAGATCTTGAATATGCCAAGTTGTGTGCATTAGGGCGCTTATAATTTAAGTCGAACCGTATATCGGTATTCAAAGGAGGAATGATTATTTCTTCGCCACGATTGTTTGTAATAACAGTTGGTGGTCGATCATTCAGATATTGTTTAAGCGTGTCTCCTTTATGTCTCATTAAATGTACAGTTACTGCAGAGTGTTCCATTTTATCTTAAAAGAATAAAGTTATCGTTTCATTTTACAATAATTTTCAACTCTTGGCACATTTGGATCAAAAAGTTTGTGGTTCGCTGCACGAGTTAGAAGCGAATTAAATATTTTCTGGAAACGTTTTCCATGTCCTATTTCAGGACATAGCGTATGCGCCAATTCATGAAGAATTACATACGTCAACATATTATCATCGTAGACTTTTCCGTCCGATTCTGTGCACAAATAAATTTTTTGTTTATTTATCGTATACGACGCGTCGCTTTTCATCAATTTAACATTTGTTAGTTCTGGAAAGACTGGCATCAATTTCATTTTGAGGCGAACGACAGTGTCTTCGTTTTCAAGATATGTTTCATAGTTCATTTTAAAAATGTACCATATGAACATAATAATTATAAACATGATAAGGATAAGAATTCCTTGCATTTTTATTTGTGAAAAAAAAGTGAATATTAAAGAGTAGAAATATTCATAATTAAAAATGCATTCAATTAGTGTCGCAAATGTTCCAAATGAAGTTCAAGAGAGTCCAGTCCCATTTGAAAACATCCAAGTCTCAACGCAAACATTTACTGTGAAAAGCAATATTCTAGACATGAATCTTGAAAAGTTTTTTGATAAAATTCCACTGTGTAAAAATAATGAAGCAGAAATTATCAATATGAAATTTCAATTGCAAAAAAAAGGCGTTTTTGAAATACCACAAAGTAAAAAAAGAATATCACGGAAAAAAGCACCTATTGACGCAGTTAAACAGCGAAATTTTCTTAATTGCATCTCAATTGTAATGATAGTTGATAAAAAAATTAATATAAAAATTTTCAAAAATGGCGTTTTTCAAATTACAGGTTGTCGAAAACAAATAGATGTCACACGATGTATTAATTTAATTTTTGAGCAACTTAGATTAAACATAGATGTATTTACACTCCGAGATAGGGATACTGATTTCATCATACTTATCAAATCTGCTATGAGAAATATTGATTTCAGTGTTAATTATAAGATTGACCGGTCTATTCTGTCGAATTATCTGAGAAGCCATACGAAATATAATGCTCCTCCACTATCATCAACGAATATGGGTGTTAAAATGAAAATACCTTTTGATATTCATGATTTACCAATTACTCGAATAGTTTATCATGGCGATCAACAGGTTGTACAAGACTTACTCTTACGAGATTGCATAGACGAGCTTGAACCGAACAAAACTAGGCAAAAGGCTAAGTTCGAGAATAAATTCAACAATGCTACAATTTTTCAGAATGGAAAAGTCTTGATGTCATGTGTCGACGAAACCTTTCAAAGAGAATACTATTATTGGATCGCTAACATATTGATTAAGAATAAAAAGCTGTTTCAACTACCAGAACATGTTAAGAAGTCATTTCGTCTGATTTAATCTCGGGACGAGATCATACGTTTTGAGTGATATTTTATGAGAGCTAGCTCATAAAATATTTTCTTTTTAAAATGGATCAAATGAATAAATATTTGGAATCTCAAAATCCTATCGTTATTACACGAGAAAAGTATACAGTTTTATCAGCTGCATCTGACTATCTCAACTACAATGGGCATAATGAAAGTGGATTACCATATGTTCGACTATTGAACGACTCTTTTTTGGGTTCTACGTCATCTGAACATTACACTGATCGCATGTCGGGGTATTTAGCTGATCAAACGCCCATAATTCTCCAGCCTGAACAATCAATAGAACGATACGATGGTTCGGACACTGGGTCTGCCAAAAACAATATTATTATACCACCACTGAATACAGATGTTAGATTTAGTTCTGTCTTGCCACTCTACGAACCCACTGAATCTGAACGAAATGGGGTATCGTTTACACATCCAAACATTGTTTGCAATCAAGTTATCATTCCTCCACTCAATACAGATATTAGATTTTCGAATGAACTTCCTTTACTTAGTGCGGATGAACAGGAGAATATTCTCAAAGATGAAAAAAAATATCTCCCATGGGAACACGAGCATCCGCATAAGAAGCATTCGAAAGGGTTGCATGTTCATGAAGACATTCAAGAAAATTTTTCTTGGGCTATTCCTACAAAAAATGACACAACCCTAGATTTAATCAAAAAAAGTATTATTCATGAGGTGACTGCACAGCACGCGTGTGGATCGTGTTGGGAATTATATATATTTGTAAACATGTGACAATTCTTCATTATTAAATTAATAATGAAGAATTACGAATTATAATATATTTAAAAAATGAACACAAATAAACTGAACGCAGTTTGTAAACAAATTCTTACTACATACCCTGGATCTCAAGGCACATCAACGGTTAAAGCTTTAAAAAAGTTGGCCACAACAATGGACGTTTTCAACATCTCAGACATCAATTCAGTCATCCGAAATAATAAAAACCAAATATGCGTCGATGTCTACAGAGCATTGAAAGAATTGCGCTACGATGTAGCCGAATATGAACAATGCATTATAAACTATGGCATCTTTTCTGAAAAGTACAAGACACTGTACAACAGACGACACATTCAAACCGTGTTTTACAAATACTATTTGCCCTTTGTCAATAAATTCCCGGATACATCAACCGCTGACTTGGAAGAAATGAAAGACTTTATCTCAGAAGATAGATTCCCAGTCTCGAAATTTATATTAGCTGTACTAGACATATCTAACGCACCAGAAGACCTGATTGATCACATAACGTTACGAGATGTATTGTCCTCAAACATGGACCATATAAGAAGCAAATTGAGAGAATATAAAGGAAAACCACTAAACATTAGTAACGCTGACCTAACTAAAATGGTTAAAGAGTTGCCATGTGATTGTTCCGAAATAATATCTTTGTCATACGAAGACGGAAAATTGTTCGTCTCAAACAAATATAGGGCAGATCTATTTTGCAAAGGCAAAGTTGATCTACTGGCTGCATTTGATTGGCCACATTTACCTCGATTACAACAAGATATTGAAGTTCTGGCACATAAATTGGCAATCATAGAACCTGTAAACTTGGGTAGAATGTCAAAAATACAATTACTGAGTTTACTTGAAAAAACGTTACAATGCGACATGTTAAAACTACACGAGCTGCCCCTCGAGTTATTTGAAGAGAGACTAAATAACGCCCGTAGAGCCAAATTGTTGTACACAGTTTTAGTCCATCATATGGGTCAGGGTTATATGGATCAACTAGATTTATTAGATCATGTTGTAGGGATGTCCAAGAAAGATAAATTTATTAAAATCGCTGATGAATGGACTATAAAACTATTTGAAGACATTATACGAGTCTTCGAACTCGAATCAGAACCCACAACATCTATTGTAGAAATGAATATGAAAAAAATAGAATATAACACTCTTGTTATATTTATGGATCTTTTATCATATAGCTCTGAAAATTTTGATAAAACACTTCAATCATTTTTCCACTCTGCAACTATTGACATGTTAACAAATTACATGATTTATCATGGCAGAAATTTAAATGTTCAGAATCACAAAGTCAAAAATCAAATTGATACACATCATGCGAAAAGACGAATGTTTCAAATTTTAAGAATATTCAAAAGCGACCCACTTAAAAATATCTTACAGGTCGATCCAACAATTATCAAAATATCAAACATTTTGAACAAAATTGAGAACAAACGCGAATTGAACGACGAACGACAACCTTACTCAGAAAAAGAAGTCGAAGCTATACTCGAAGCATGTCAGAACGACCCAAAGTGGACATTGATCATAACTATTTTTAGAGAAATTGGCCTCCGTGTTGGTGCTTTATGCAATTTGAAAGTGTCTGACGTAATTGATAATTTTCTACTACCAAAACATGAAGGCCAAGCAGTTGAGAAAGGAAATAAAATTAGAAAATTTATAATTGGTCCGAACATGAAGCGGAGAATTGTTTCATATGTAAACAACAACAGACATTTGATTGAACACGCTCTGTGTGAAAGAGATCCATCTGACGTATACTTGTTTGGGCTTGAGAAACAGTCTCGCCCAAGTGTAAACTATATCGAGCAACATCTCAGAATGATTGCAAGAGACGCTGGGTTATCAACGAATGTATACCCTCATCTGTTTAGACACACTCTCGTCAGAGTATTGGAAGATTCAGGGAACACGATGAATGAGATATCGAAGTTTATGGGGCACAGCAATGTTGACACGACGCAAAAATGGTATTCAATCAGGACGATCACGGATATTGTTGAGAATATGAAAAATCCATTTTACGACATTCAGGTATCTCCACAAGAACATGAGGAAGAATACCAGGACGATCTTGACAGGGCCCACACAAAATTAGAAACGTGTGTGTCTGTCATTTCAGGAATTATGAGTATGGTTTGTGAAGAAGATAGAAAGAAAATATATGCCAGAATGCCTAATATCGATAAAGTGATGAGAGTGATTGTGGACAGTTGTGCGGGATCAACGACGTCTTATTCATCGTCTTCTAAAAGACCCAAGAGTTTTGACGCACGAAGTACGTCCGACGCAAACGTTGAAGGAGATAATATTAGTGATTTTATTTAACTATTTTAAGACCTGTTAAGGTCGTAAAAATAAAGGTTTTTTAAATGAATTTTTCAGCGTTTATTTCCTTCATAACTTCAATTAACTTTTCTTCGGTGATGTCTTCGGATCCTTCTATATTTATACCGTTGCCAGAGAACGAAACTCCTTGCTTTTTAAGATCATCTCTAATCCTAACAAACAACGTTTTACTATTTGGATGACACTTCAAATCTAATAAAACTTCAATTGTATAAACACTCTCTTGACGTTTCTTTGCAGCGTGAGCGTTAGAATATTGAGCTCTAATTACATAATAAGGATAATCTTCGTCGTTTCTTTTCAACAATAAAAATCGTTCCTGTTTTGATGACTTTTCAGGTAAAGGTGCTCTTTCGACACATGCAATGCCAAGTTTGACCTTGACGTCTTTTACGTTTAGATTGAGTTCTTTATTTAGTTCAATTAAAGTTTCATTTTGTTCAAGCATTTCATTTATTTTTTCATCTTGTTTGATTGCTCTTTGTTCTGCTCGAATATTCATTTCTTCCGATCGCATATTCATTGTTTTAAGTTGATTCATCAACTCGTCAATGCGATTATCTTTTAAGTGTAATTGACGATTTTTGAAACAAGCGGTGTAACAAGCATATTCTTTTATTAAATTTTCAAGATCAAGATAATAATTTCGGAATATTTTGGCTGTTTTTGTATTGAGCATCATAATTGCTTCTTTGATATCTCTCGGATTCATAATTACGAAACGTTGTTTAGCTAAAGCTCCTTTATTTGGAAGCAACGCAGCCTCTTCAGCTATAGTTGGATAATTCTTGGCGTCTGTATCATCATGAGCTATTTCTTTATAAGGAACATTGTTGCGATCAAGAAGTTCTTTAAATTTTGTTTTACTTTTCCAATCAGCTCCTTCATATCCAAACCATTCTAAAATCGGTCTCCCCAAATGGGATGACCGATTATCATCAATCATGATTTGCCAGAACCAGGAAAACATTAATGAATTTATTTCAAAATCAGTAATTTTTATATAATCTTGAATGTCAAGCGGATGTGTTGAATGATTAAGTGCTTTTTGAA